AAAAAGAGGGCGAGGTAGACCTAAAAAGGGCGAAGTTGTTGCTAAAAAAGAAGGCAACAGAGGCGTTAGGGGTAGGCCGCCCGGTGATGCCGCTATAATTAACGAGTATAAAGCTCGTATGTTAGCATCTCCAAAGTCTGCAAAGGTCATGGATGCGATATTTAATGCGGCATTGGATGATGAGCATAAAAACCAAGCGGCGGCTTGGAAGCTGTTAATGGATAGAATGTTACCTGTGAGCTATTTTGAAAAAGACAAGATGTCACAGGGCAAGAACAGTGTAAGTATTACGATTACAGGTGTTGGAACACAGGCATCTGTACAGAACGATGATGACATTATTGATGTGGAGCCTATAGAGTCTGATGATCAGTGAAGAGTTAGAAGTTCAGATTAAAGAAGATCTGGTAAAGCATGAAGGTTGTAAGACTGAAGTGTATTTATGCTCTGAAGGAATCCCTACTGCAGGTATCGGTCATATGCTGTTAGGGGTTGATGGCTTAGAAGTCGGTGATTCTGTACCGATGGAAGCAGTGTTAGAATGGTTTGATGTGGATTACAAAGAGGCTGTTACTGACTGCTGTGCTATCTTTTTAAACTTTGCATCTTTACCAGACCAAGTTAAACGAGTGTTAGTCAATATGGCTTTTAACCTTGGTAGGCATAGGTTATCGAAGTTTAAGAACATGGTGACCGCTGTTAATGAAGGCAACTGGGCTAAAGCCGCTGATGAGATGGTAGACTCTCGTTGGTACAATCAGGTTGGTAATCGCTCTGTAGAGCTAGAAAACTGGATGAGGAACGCATAATGGAAAAAGGCATGTTCCAAGTCCCACCTCCTGAGAATGCTCAAAAGACACAAATACCGGGAACACTTCCTACGTATAAAAAAGCAAAAGACATTTTAGATGCTGAGATGCCTGAAGGGCGTACGCTAGACTTTGGAGCTGGTTTAGGCTTAGGAGCTAAAGAGCTTGGTGCTGATTCGTTTGAGCCATTTCCTCAAAAAGGCTTTACACCAGACTTTACAGACGCTAAAGAAATTCCAAGCAACTCGTACAAGCGCCTCACCAACTTCAACGTACTCAATGTTGTGCCGTTGGAAATGCGTAATGAAATTGTAAAGGATATCGGGCGTGTGCTAGAGCCGGGCGGTGTTGCTGTTATTACAACACGTGGTAAGGATGTCATGAATGCGGCAAAAGCTGGTAAAGAAGGGCCAGAGCCGATGTCAGTGATTACATCAAAGAATACATACCAAAAAGGGTTTACACCGAATGAGCTTGTTAATTATTTACAAGAAACGCTCGGTGAAGGTTTTGAAGTGGTAAAAACAAAGCTAGGCCCTGCAGGAGCAATTGTTAGAAAACTAGCTGGCCCTGTTGGTGTTGCCGCTACTGTAGCTTCAATGCCTACATCAGCAGGTGAAGTTGCTGAAGAGTTTGGTATTATGTCAGCAGGTGAAGGTTCTGATTATGTACCGTTGTCAGGTGAGATGTTCATAGACCAGTTCAGGAACCCACTGCTTGACTGAACTCAAAGTAGAGCTGTTACCGTGGCAACAAGAAGTCTTTGACAGTGATGTTCGTTTTAAGATTGTTGCGGCTGGACGACGAACTGGTAAAAGCCGATTAGCGGCATGGATGTTGATTATTAATGCACTGCAGACTGATAGAGGGCATGTATTCTATGTTGCTCCTACGCAGGGACAGGCTCGTGACATTATGTGGAACACTTTGTTAGAACTAGGCAATCCTGTTGTAACGAGTAGCCATGTGAACAACATGCAAATCAAGCTCATCAACGGTGCTACGATTTCGTTGAAAGGAGCTGACAGACCAGAGACAATGCGTGGTGTGTCGCTGAAGTTTTTGGTGTTGGATGAATATGCAGATATGAAGCCATCTGTATGGGAAACTGTACTACGCCCTGCACTGGCTGACCAGAAGGGATCTGCGATGTTCATTGGTACACCGTTAGGGCGTAACCACTTCTATGAGCTGTATAAGTATGGTGAGCTTGCTGATGACCCTACGTATCAAGCATGGCACTTTACCAGTTATGATAATCCTCTACTAGACCCAGAGGAAATAGATATCGCTAAGAAGTCGATGTCTAGCTATGCATTTCGTCAGGAATTTATGGCGAGCTTTGAAGCATTAGGGTCTGAGATTTTTAAAGAAGACTGGATTAAGTTCACAGATGAAGAGCCTGACGCAGGTGACTACTATATCGCTGTTGACCTTGCGGGTTTTGCTGATGTGGCTGGTAAAGCTACCGGGACGAACTCTAAGCTTGACAATACTGCTATTGCAATTGTTAAAGCAAATACAGATGGATGGTATGTTGCTGATATTATCTACGGGCGTTGGGACATCAAGAAAACAGCCCGTAAGATCTTTGAGGCTGTACGTGAGTATGAACCTGTTGCAGTCGGTATTGAGAAAGGTGCGTTAAGGAATGCGGTACTGCCGTATTTAACGGATCTAATGAAAAGTGGGCAACGCTTCTTCAGAGTGGAAGAGCTGACTCACGGGAATAAAAAGAAGACAGATCGTATCGTGTGGGCGTTACAAGGACGTTTCGAACGCGGGAATATCCATCTGGCTGAAGGAGATTGGAATACAGAGTTCTTAGATGAACTGTTTCAGTTTCCAAACCCGTTGGTGCATGATGACTTAGTTGATGCACTGGCGTATATTGATCAGCTTGCTA